TACACGATTGGATTCGTGCAATGACATTCCCAAAAGAATTTGAAGAATATCAACAACTCGCAACATTGAATCCATATCAATCAGCAAGAATACCTACAAGGTTGCCACAATATTCTGATGGCATAGTTACATTGTATTCTTCTTCGAATACACCTTATTATAGATTTAAATTTTACGATTGTTTTCCGACAACAGTATCTACCTTTTTAATGAACTCATCTGATAGTCCAGAAACAGTAATGACCGCAGATGCAACATTCAGGTACAATTACTATGATGTTGAAAAACTTTTCTAAAAACGCTTGACATTCACCTGGCAATAGTGTAAACTCCTGTAATAGGAGGCTTTTTTTATGAAACAACTTGATGAACTATTGGAAGAATGGCGCAAAGATTCCGACATTGATAGAACGGAACCTGGCAAAGCGCTTCTTGACATTCCCAAATTACACAGTAAGTATTTGAATATACTTAGCCGCCATCGTTTGCTCTCCAAAGAAGCAGAGTTTAAGTATAATCGTATGAAGAAACTTAAATGGGAATATTATACTGGCAAACTTGATGATGATGAATTACAAAAACACGGATGGACTCCGTTTCCATTTGTATTGAAATCCGACATATCTACATACTTAGACAGCGATGAAGATTTAAACAAGTATGTTGCATCTAAAATTTTACACGATGAAATTGTTGATATCTGTCAAAGCATTTTGAAAGAATTAAACTCTCGCACTTTTCAATTGAGAGACTTTATAGCATGGGAAAGATTCATACAAGGTGTCTGATTTAATATTACATAAGAAGAATGAGGCATTCATTTCATTTGAATGTGACAGAAGTATTGCTCAAGAACTGAGTGACTACTTTACATTCTTCGTTCCCGGTTATCAATTCACACCTGCATTTAAATCCAGAATGTGGGATGGTAAAATTAGACTGGCAGACTTGCGGTCTTTTACGACATATCATGGACTTGTTCCTTATATTCAAAAGTTTTGTGAAGAACGGGATTATACATTAGAGGTTGATTCGGATGTAAATGTTACGGAAGAATTCTCTGGTGTTGAGGCATTAGAGTTTATTCAAACACTTAATCTGCCACATGAAGTAAGAGAGTATCAATGGAAATCTTTTATTCATGCAATACGGAACAAGCGTATTTTACTCTTATCTCCAACGGCTAGTGGCAAAAGTCTCATACTGTATCTGATTGTTCGCCTGTTACAACATGCAGACTATAAGAAAGGTCTGTTAATTGTACCAACTACATCATTGGTTGAACAGATGTATAGTGACTTTGCATCATATGGTTATGATTCTGAACAATACTGCCATAGACAATACTCAGGTAAAGACAAACATACTAATATGTTTCTTACTATTACCACATGGCAATCAATCTATAAAAATCCAAAAGAATACTTTGAACAATTTGATTTTGTTCTTGGTGATGAGGCACATCAATTTAAAGCCAAATCACTCACAACTATTTTGTCTGGATGCATTAACGCTAAATATAGGATAGGAACAACAGGTACATTAGACGGCACACAAACACATAGACTTGTGTTAGAAGGTTTGTTTGGACCTGTTTATAAAGCAACAACAACATCTGAGTTGATTGAAAAAGGTCAACTTGCAGATTTTAAAATTAAATGTCTGATTCTTAAATATAATGAATCAATTTGTAAACAATCAAAAGATTGGGACTACAATACCGAGATAGATTACATAGTTCAAAATAAAGCAAGAAACGATTTCATTCGCAACTTAGCTTTATCTCTAACTGGTAACTCTCTTATATTATTTCAATTTGTGGAGAAACATGGAAAAGATTTATATGCGAATATCAAAGAACATGCAGTCAATAGGCATGTATTCTTTGTTTTTGGTGGCACCGATGTTGAGGTTAGGGAATCAATTCGTGCAATTACTGAAAAAGAAAGAGATGCAATCATCGTTGCTTCTTATGGTACTTTTTCTACTGGCGTTAATATCCGCAACCTTCATAATATTATTTTTGCCTCCCCTTCCAAGTCCAGAGTTCGCAACCTTCAATCGATAGGTCGTGGTTTAAGAATAGGAGAAAACAAAACAGAAGCCGTTCTATTTGATATTGTCGATGATTTTCGTATAGGCAAATATGCCAATTACACATTGAAACATTTCATCGAGCGTGTTAAAATATACGATGAAGAAAAATTCAACTATAAGTTTTATAACATAGAATTAAAAAATGGAACAGACAACTAATACTAACATTAAAATCGTAAGACTGCAAAGTGGTGAAGATATCATGGCAGATATGATTGAAGATGAAGAAAATGATACCGTTATGTTAGATAATCCAATGCATATCATATTTAAAAGAATACCTACGGGTCAAACTGTTATGATGATGATGCCTTGGTTACCAATCGAATTGATTAAAGAAAATAATGCAATTCTTTTTACCTCAGATATCCTTACTGTAATTGAACCTAAGGATGATTTAGTCGAGTATTATGGTAATGTTGTTGTTGAAGCACAACATAGAATGGAAGAACAAAGAAAGTTCACTAGTCTTGAGGAACAATATGACGAGGGAGAGGAAGAAGAATATGATGAAGAAGAAATTGATGAGGATGATTTATATGATATCATGCAACAGAGAAAACGGAGTAGGATACATTAATCATTTTCTAAAGGAACACCGCTATGATACATGTTGTCAAGCGTTTTGTCAACAGAAAGACAGGTAATTATGGATACAATTGATACAACAACTAAACCGAAAAAAACTAAACACTATGTAAATAACGCTGACTTCTTGGCGGCACTTATTACATATCGTGAAAAATGCGACATTGCCAAATCAGAAGGCAAGGAAGACCCACAGATTCCAAACTATATTGGAGAGTGTTTCTTTAAGATTGCAGACCACCTATCACGAAAACCTAACTTCATATCGTATTCATTCCGAGATGAAATGGTATCAGATGGTATTGAAAACTGCCTGATGTATTTTAGAAACTTTGATCCGGTAAAAAGTACCAACCCTTTTGCCTACTTTACGCAAATCATTTACTTTGCGTTTCTTCGCCGTATTATGAAAGAGAAGAAACAATTATATGTTAAGTATAAGGCAACAGAACAATTTGGTTTACTAGGTGAAGGTGAAATGTTTGAAGATTCAGACGGCAATATGAAACAGTTTCAACTATATGACAACATTTCGGAATTCATCCATAACTTTGAAGAAAGTAAACGGAAGAAAAAAGAAGGCAAAGTCAAAGGTGTAGAAAAGTTCATGGAAGATTTGCCTGAATAGTATTGACAATTAATTCAAAAGGAGTTACAATGGATAGATTAAAGGTGGAACATCACATCAAACATCTACAAGAAAAACATGACGACCTTGATAAACGAATAACACCATCTATGGCAGATTTTATTGTTCGTGTATTAAAAAAGGAAAAACTCCATCTTAAAGATGAAATTGAAAAACTGAAAAAACAAATACAATGAAATTATGCATTTTAGGTGACACACACTTCGGCGCTCGAGGTGATTCGATTGACTTTCACAAATACTTTCAGAAATTTTATGATGAGGTATTATTTCCATATCTGCGTGAAAACAATATAAAAGTAATTTTCCAAATGGGTGACTTATTCGATAGACGAAAGTTTATCAATTTTAACTCACTCTATTTGTGCCGTAAATACTTCTTTGATAGATGCGAAAGAGAAGGCATTAAATTACATACCTTATTAGGTAATCACGATGTTGCTTATAAGAATACACTTGAAGTAAATTCTTCATCATTACTATTAAATGAATATCACAACATTGAAATATATGATGATTTTCAAACAGTAGAGTTTGATGGTGTTAATATTGATATTGTGCCTTGGTTATGTGATGATAACGAACCTGTTATCTTTGAGAAGATGAAAGAGTCTAAATCCCAAATCTGTTTTGGACACTTTGAGATTGCAGGATTTGAAATGGACAGAGGCAATGTTTGTGATACTGGTATTGACAAACAGTCATTATCAAAGTATGATATTGTTTTAACTGGCCACTTTCATCATAAATCAACTGATGGTAATATTACCTATGTTGGTACGCCTTATGAGATGACATGGGCAGATTGGAATGACCCTAAAGGATTCCATATCTTTGATACGAACACAAGAGGTATGGAGTTCATTCAGAATTCTTTTGCCATGTTTCATAAAGTATCTTATGATGACGGCACTTCTACCTTTGAAGATTGGAAGAAGTATGATTTTGATAAATTGAAAGAGTGTTATGTGAAAGTTGTTGTGTTGAATAAACAGAATCCTTTTTTATTCGACCATGTGATAGATAACTTATACAAAGTAGGTGTGTCTGACATTTCTATTGTTGAAGATTTTAGTGATTCATTAATAGATGACGACCAAGAAATAATCGACCAAGCAGAAGATACAATGACTATACTTTCTAAGTATATTGATAATCTATCACTTGATGTTGAACCCGACAAACTAAAAAATATTATGCGTGAACTTTATGTTGAGGCATTAAACACAGAAATCGCTGAATGATTTTATTTCGATATGTGAGGTGGAAGAATCTTCTTTCCACTGGTAATTATTTTACTGAGATTAATTTATCCAATACATCAAACACTTTGGTTGTTGGAGAAAACGGATCAGGCAAGAGCACAATGTTAGATGCATTGTGTTTTGGTCTTTTTGGCAAACCATTCCGTGACATTAACAAACCGCAACTGTTAAACTCTATCAACAATAAAGATTGTGTTGTAGAGGTTGAGTTTAATGTAAACAATAAAACATACAAAATTGTTCGTGGTATTAAGCCAAACATTTTTGAAATCTATTGTAATGGCGAACTCATTAATCAAGAGGCGGCATCCCGTGACTATCAAGAATACCTTGAGAAGTTTATTCTTAAATTAAACTACAAGTCTTTCACACAGATTGTTATTCTTGGTTCTGCATCCTTTACTCCTTTCATGCAACTTAAATCGGCAGACCGTAGGGAGATTATTGAGGACTTACTTGATATTCAAATCTTCTCTACTATGAATGGTTTGGTTAAAGACCGACTGAGTAATAATAAAGATTTGATGGTCAACACTAAACACAATATTGATTTGAATCAACAAAAATATGATATGCAAAAGAAACATATCGATGAGTT